AATATCTGCAGAAGCTGATAACTGGATGATAAACAATTACACCACACATAAAGGTAATCCATTAGTTGGTAACTTTCATGATGTACAAGTACCAGGATCTTATGCCAAATATGCAGATAGACTTATGGAAGTATTATTAGTTAAAACGATTAATACCATGCAAAAGAAAACAGGACTTAAATTAGTGCCTACTTATTCTTACACAAGACTTTATAGAACAGGCAATATTTTAAACAGACATAAAGATAGACCTAGCTGTGAGATCTCTACTACACTATGTTTAGGCGGTGATCACTGGCCTATCTATCTAGATCCAACAGGCGAGAATACAGTTATTGATGAATACAAAGGTATTATAAAACCAGGTGCACCCGTAGGTGTAGAAGTTAATCTAAAACCTGGTGATATGCTTATCTATTCTGGCTGTGAATTAGAGCACTGGCGTAAGCCTTTTGAAGGCAAGCTGTGCGGACAAGTGTTTCTACACTACAACCATGCAGATGGACGGTTTGCAAAGACCAATTTGTATGATAAAAGACCCATGTTGGGCATACCCAAATAACGTTGAACTACAACGCGATTTAATATAATCTAAATAAAACAGGAATTTCTATGTTACAAAAACTAGGCTTTTTGCCGGGCTTTAATAAACAAGTTACTCCAACCGGGGCTGAGGGACAATGGACCGGGGGAGATAACGTACGATTTAGATATGGATCACCAGAAAAGATAGGTGGCTGGACACAGCTTGGTGCCACTAATCTTACAGGTGCAGCTAGAGCCATACATCACTTTGACGATAACGCAGGTATTAAATACGCTGCAATAGGCACAAACAGAATTTTATATGCATATTCAGGCGGTACCTATTATGACATACACCCTATAAGAACTACACTCACAGGTGCAAACTTTACAAGTGAGGCTTCAAAAAAAACAATTACAGTAACATGCACCGGGGCTCATGGATTACAAGATGATGACATTGTATTATTCGATAATGTAACAGGTTTATCAGGATCTACATATACAAACGCTACCTTTGAAGATGTTAAATATATGGTAACGTCTGTTCCTACAACAACTACATTTACAATTACTGCAGCGTTAGCTGAATCTGGCACACCTTTAAGTACAGCAGGGTCTGCCTCTATATTATGTTATTACACCGTAGGACCAGCACAACAAGTTGGTGGTTTTGGTTGGGGCACAGGATTGTGGAGTGGTACGGTAGCCGGACCAGCAACAACAACATTAGCTTCTAGCATTAACGATGCGGTAACAGATATTCCTTTAACCGACACATCTCAGTTTCCTGCTACAGGTGAAATTAGAATTGGTACAGAAGACATTAGTTATACAAATAACAATACAACGACAAACATTTTAAGTGGTGGTGATAGAGAAGTTAACGGCACTACAAAAGCTGCTCACAGTGGTGGTGTGACGGTTACAAATATTTCTCAGTTTGTAGCATGGGGCGAAGCTTCATCTGCTGACTTTACAATTGATCCTGGTTTATGGGTATTAGATAACTTTGGTACAAAACTTATTGCACTAATCTATAACGGTAGATGTTTTGAATGGGATGCAGCTGCAGCTAATGCAACATCAACACGAGCAACAATCATTGCAAACGCACCAACAGCATCAAGACATGTATTAGTATCTACACCTGATCGTCACTTAGTATTCTTTGGTACAGAAACAACGGTAGGAACACAGTCATCACAAGATGCTATGTTTATTAGATTCTCTGATCAAGAAAATATTGACGGCACAGATGCATACACCGTAACCGCAGAGAACACGGCAGGTACACAGAGACTTGCAGCAGGTTCTAAAATTATGGGAGCTATACGAGGTAGGGATGCAATCTATGTATGGACAGACACAGCATTATTTTTAATGACCTTTGTAGGTGCACCGTTCACTTTCTCATTTCAACAGATAGGTAGTAACTGTGGACTGATCGGTAAGAACGCATGTGTTGAGGTAGATGGTACAGCATTTTGGATGTCAGAAAACGGTTTCTTTAGATACGACGGTCAGTTAGAATCTATGGACTGTTTAGTAGAAGACTTTGTTTATGACAATCTAAACTCTACACCTAGAGATTTAATTAACGTAGGACTAAACAATTTGTTTGGAGAAGTTATATGGTTTTATCCATCAGGTACTTCATTAGCTATTAACAACATGGTGTCATACAATTACATTGAGTCTTACAGTAGAGCTAGTCCTAAACAAGCTATCTGGACAACAGGAACATTAGCAAGAACAGCATGGGCAGACTCTGCTGTATTTGCAAAGCCACACGCAACAGAATATGATCCTGCTGGCACAGCTTCTGATGTAGTAGGTAATACTGATGGTTGTTCTATTTACTTTCAACATGAAACAGGGACCGATCAAGTTGTAGCTGGAGGAACGGTTACACCGATACTTGCAGAAATTACATCTGGAGACTTTGACATTACACAGAAAAGAACTGCATCAGGACAAACTATTGGTATGCCAGATCTTAGGGGTGACGGTGAATTTTTAATGAAGATAAGAAGAATTATACCAGACTTTATATCTCAAACAGGTAGCGCAACAATTACATTGTTGTTAAGAGACTATCCTAATAATGCAGCGTCTAGCTCATCATTAGGTCCCTTTACAGTATCTACATCAACTGATAAGGTAGACACTAGGGCAAGAGCAAGAGCAATTGCTTTAAAAATATCTAACACAGCTTCTTCACAGGACTGGAAGCTAGGCACATTTAGATTGGATATACAACCGGACGGTAGAAGATAATGGCAACAATGGAAGAAATATTAGCTAACGCAGACACAGGAAGATACAGCACTAATCAAAATACAAATTTTGGAAACAATACTTTTGGTTCTGGTCGTGCTGCTAATCAAAATTATGGAGGTGTTACTGGTGCTCCAATGAATTTAGAAGAAGAAGAGGAAGTATTTAATCCAACTCAATATTCAGCTTTACAAGATATAAAAAATAGAAATAAAGGCGTACCACAAGACAATATGTTAACAGGTATTATGAGAAATACAGTGGCTCGTCCTTTAATGTTTCAAGGTGGGGCACAAGCAGGTTTAGGCATAGGTCAACTTCTTACTGGAGCTGCTAATCCATTGTTTGCTTTAGCTGGTGCTGTGGGTTCTCAGTTTCTACCTTTAAATAATCGACCTTCTGATATAGATTATAATTATATAAACAATAAAAACATGGGTGGTTTAAGTTTACGAGGAAATAAAATACAAGACCCTACAGGTATTCTACAAGGTAAAAACTTTGCCAGTGGTTTTGGTTCTAATAGTTTAGCAGACATGTATGATAAAGCATTAGATAAAAATCAAGGTTATTTAGATAAAACTGAAAAATCTCTTGAAAATCTAGGTGGTATAGGTCAACTTACTGAAGAAGAGTTAGCGGCATTAAATTTAACATCAAGACAATTAAACCAAAGAACCAAGGCCCTTAACAGAAGAAGCAGTTTACTTAGTAAACAGGATCTTATTAATAGTAAAAGAAATGACTTTATATACGGTGGTGAAATGATACCTGGAATTAACAAAACAAGAGCTCAATTTGCAGATGAATATAAGACAGCTCAACAAAACATTGGATCTAACTATGATCAATTAGATTCACAAGACTATGGAGGTGGTTATAGTGAAGAAACAGGTAACTACGAAGATACATACGATCCAGGGACGGTTGATTAATGGCAAAGATAGTACAATCATTAACTAGAGCTAGTAAAGAATACGATCAAAGTACCTTTCAATCTTTAGTTAGAGATTTAGATAACGTAATTAATAAACTTAACTCTACGTTCCAAGATGAAATTAAACAGGAGATAGAAGCTAAAGCTTTCTTTTTAGAATAATGGCAACAGTAAACTTATTTAAATTTTTTGGCGTAGATAATGTTACATCAACAGATGCACAAACTATGTTTGGCACTACGACAATTAACGGTGTAGCTACACAAAACCCTTTAGTTAATGAGACTTACATTGTAAAATCTATAAAGGTTACATCAGCAGGCACGCCTACGGTGACCATTATTAACAACAGTATTACTACAATTAAGACCGCTGCTTTGACAGCTAATCAAACAGAAGAACTATTAACCGTTCCTTTAGTAGTAGAAGGCGGTAAAACTTTAACAGTAGCATCAAGCAGTGCAGACTCTTTTGATGTAGCTATTAGTTACTTAAACATAAGGAAGGATAAGGTAGATTAATGATAGACGAAACATACAACGAAATACCTGTATTTGATGCAGTAGAAACTAAAAGCCAATATAGGCACAAGAAAACAGGGGCTATTTATAAGACAAAAGAAGAGTGGGAAAAGCTTGGAATACCTAATGAAGACATAGCGCAGGACGTAACAGTGATCATGCCTTCGCTTGATTTGTTAGGAAAAACAAGTTAAAACGATTATTTGAGGTTAAATTATGGCAATATCTAACATGCAACAAGCAAGACAATTACGAGCAGGTGGCGGGATCATGGATCTAGAACCTAGACAAGGTTATTTTCTAGGCAAGCTTGTAAA